ATATGGCAGTTCCTGTAGCACCATCTATTGGTGTTTATATATTTAGCGGAAGTTCGGTGGTTCTTTCCAATTGTGGTATAGTGAATTTTACTGAGGGTATCAGAACTTCATCAGGATCGGTATTAAATTATGATAGTATAGTGACATCTGCTTGTAGTATAGGTGTATTTTCTTTAAGTACTTCTGCTATTATAGGCTTATTTTTGTCCGTCACTGGTTGTGCCATAGGGATATATGCTGAATTGTCATCAAACATATGGATTAACGGTGGGAGATTTATAAACTGTACCGATCTTATTAGTGCAATAAGAAACTCCTCTATTAATATTAGACCTACCAGTACTTCAATATATCAAGTTACATATGCATACTGTACAAGAAGAGCCGTGGCTGATTATATATCACTTGTAAAACGGCCTTCGACAGGAACTTATGTCGGTGAGACTTCTGTTGGTACTGGTGACGATGTTAGTAGTGCTAACTTTTCAATAATTGATGTAGTAGCACCGACAGCATAAAAAACAATAGGATATTAAATTATGGCATTTTGGGATAATTGGTTTAGATCCAAACAAGAAGATGTATTAACTGAAGCCATTGGAGCTTTTAAGAACAAAGGTGATAGTGCGCAGTCTGATGCTCAAATCAAGAGCACCAGAGGTGAAGGGTATTCGTTTGATGATCTGATGAGTGTTCAAGGGTATGGAAAACAATCCATGCAATCATTTAACTCATTTCATAAAACCTTTATTGATAACCAGTTTGCCAGTCAAATCCATCGTCTTAACTATTATAGAATGATGGCTGAAATGCCGGAGATTGCTTCTGTAATTGAAGATATTATCATTGAATCAACACAGGAGAACGAATGGGGTCATGTTTTAGAGTTAGATATTGTAGATCCGGAACTTGAAAAAAATGATAATATAACATCCAATCTTAATGATGAGTTCGAATATACGTTTTTTAATAAGATAGGTATCAACAATGAGATATTTGATTATATTAGAACATATTTTGTAGATGGAAAGCTGTTTCTTGAGAAGATAATCAATACCAACAAGAAAGAACTTGGTATTCTTGGACTAAAAAAGCTGCCTACAGAGACAATGGATTATTTTGTTGATGCAAAGACAGGCAAGGGAACAGGATTTGTTCAATACCTTAGCACGGAAACTAAAAAAGCCACAAGCTTTGAAGAAGCTGAGAAAGAATCAAAAAAGGATAACAGTATTGTTGTGTTCTATCCCGAGCAGATAATTTATCTTGACTATGGTATCTACGGTAGAACAAAGAAAGAAGTTATAGGATACCTTGAGAAAGCCAAACAACCATTTAATCAGTTAAAGTTATTAGAGACCTCAGTAATCATATATCGTATTGTAAAGGCTCCTGAGCGTCTTGTATTTAAGATTGATACAGGTGCTATGCCAAAAGACAAAGCGATGAAGTTTGTTGAGAAGGTTAAGCAGAGATTCACACAGCGTACAGGGTATAATCAACAGACAGGTAAGTTGGAGAACGAGCCAGAAGTTGTATCAATGCTTGATAACTACTTCTTGCCCACATCTTCTGATGGTAGAGGGTCTGATGTAACATCTATTGGCGGAAACCCGTCAGGGTTTGCAGAATTGGATGATATTTATTATTTCGCCAGAAAGCTGTATATGGCACTGAAGTATCCTATGTCCAGAGTAATGAATCAACAAGAAGGGAGACAAGGAGATACTCTATTCATGCAGGGGCAGACAAGTCAGATTTCAAGAGATGAAATTAGATGGTCAAAGTTTCTGGAGAGACATCAAAACAAATTTGAACAAGCACTTCTTGATCTATTCCTTCTACATCTTGAATTCAAAGGCTTGAAAAATGAGTATGATTTGGATAGATCAAAGATAAATGTGTTGATGGTTCCACCAAACAACTATAAAGAGCAGATGAAACAGATTCTTCTTGAAACTCAGATGAGTAATTATTCATCATTGAATAATAATGCTGAGTTCTCAAAAACATTTTTACAGAAAGAGTATCTTGGTTGGGATGATGACATGATAAAAGCAAACGCTGAGGGGTTCATCAAGGACAAAGAGATCTTTCCGAAGGATGAGCCCTATTAGCAAATATAACCAATAAATGGGTGTTTTCTGATAAAACATATAAGTATATAAAAATACATAAATAATTGATATAAGATAACATTACCAATATAATATTGGATGATAACAACATAAGGAGATAAGTTGTAATGGATCGAGACAAAATTGTAGCCGCTTTCAATGCATTTGAAAAAGAAAAATTTACCGACTCAGAAGATATACTTAGGGCTGAGATCAAACAAGCAGTAAATGATCATTTAAAAGATACGCTTGGTTTGGACAAAGATCCTATTGTTTCACCAGAATCTGATGACAATACTGGTGATGATGAAGACGAATAACAGGAGAAACGAATGGCAAAGCTAATCACTGAGACATCCAACACTATAGAGTTATGGGAAAGCAAGAGCAAAACCCCGTATATGATAGGAGTTTTTGCATCATCAGAAACAAGAAATGCAAATGGTAGGGTATATAAAAAACCTGTCTTGGAACGAGAGATCGACAAATTTTGTAGAGAGAAGATCGCTACAAAAACATCATGGGGGGAAATGCAGCATCCGGAAAATAGCGAAATCAATTTAGAAAATGTTGCTATCATGATCGAATCTCTGGAATGGAGAGGTAATGATGTATATGGAAAGGCCAAGATTCTTGATACACCAAAAGGCAATATATTAAAAGTATTGATGAAAGAAGGCAGCATAGGAGTTAGTACAAGAGGTCTTGGTACTGTTAGTGAGAATGGTCAAGTTAATGATGATTATAGACTTATTACTATTGATGCTGTTGCTGATGCATCTAACCCTGGTAGTCGTTTCATGAATGGTATTTTAGAGGGGCGCACATTTGAACTTCCTTCCGAGCGAATGACCATAGCGGAAGCAGAAGATAAATATATCAAATATCAAATCGATGCAATCAATCGCATGATCAGAACTTTATAAGGGGAACAGAAATGGGAGTATTTTCAGGACATGACGAAAAACCTATCAGAGAGGCCGCTGATAAAGAAGAAGAGATGGGCAATAAACTGATCAACTTTCTTGGGTTAAAGATAAAGAGAGATGGAAAAGTTGATACTGAATGGGGAAGAAAGACAGCAAAAGGTTTATGGGTCACCATGGAACGAGTGATGAATGATATCAAAACCGGGAAGATGTAATAAAATTATATAATATTGAATTATATAGGGTGCCTATTTTTCCTTAATATTGCTGCAAAAAATGACAATTATTCATAAAACCGTAATATTAATAAATAATAGGTAACAAGAACAAGAATGTGGTTTGTAATCGCCATTGAAAAGATTACTAGACTAGGAGAAAATTAACATGGATAAAATTTTTGCACTGCTTGGAATCGAAAAATTGGACGAATCCAAACAAGAAGATTTGAAACAAGCCTTGAGTACAGTGATAGAGTCTAAAGCCTCCGTTATCGCAGAAGACAAGGTTGCAACTCTTCTTGAAGAAAAAGAAGAATCTTTGAAAGAAGAATATCAAGAGAAATTCGAAGAGTATAAAGAAGACATTACAACAAAGTTTTCAAGCTTTGTTGATTCCGTAATTGACGAAGAAATGGTTATCCCTGAGAATATCAAAAGATATGCTCATTTGGGAGAGACCTACGAGGAATTGATTGAAGCATTCAAGACTCGTTTGGCTATTGATGAAAACATGATTGACGAAGAAGTCAAAGATATGTTGAAAGAAGCCAAAGAAGAGATCGAAGGGCTTCGTGAGGCTCTTGATGAAGTTAAAGGACATAATCTTGATCTGGAAGCAGACTCTTCAAAAATGGCAGCACATATTTATGTGCGTCAGAAATGTGACGGTCTGACTGAATCTCAGAAAAAGCATGTCATCAATCTTCTTGATGGCGTTGTTATTAAAGAAGACATTGATAGAAAATTTGATATCATTGTTGAGTCGCTTAGAGTTAAACTTAACGAAGAAGACGATGATGAAGAAGGTGAAGAAGAAGGTGAAGAAGATGCTGACACAGTGGATATGGAATGTCCAGAGTGTGGAAATAAAGAAACCATCGAAGAGGGTGGTGATACAGAATGCCCAGAGTGCGGCACCAAAATGAAGAAAGCAAAAGGTGACGAAGGAAAAGGCAAAGCCGAAGTCAAAGAAGGCAAAACAGATGACGGCAAAAAGAAAGGTCTGAATGAAGACACATCCCCATTCGCTGCATGGAGCGATATGTGGGTAGATATGATTAAGAAATCCTAATCGTATCTGTTTAATTAAAAAGGAGAAATAAAAAATGGAATATAATCAAATCGATGTAAATAAGCTGGTTGAAAAATGGAGTTCTATCCTTAAAGAAGGTGCTCCTCTTAAAAACAAATATGTTGAAAAATCAACCGCTCTTATGTTAGAGAACCAGTTTGACTACTTGCAGCAAATGTCTGGTGGTCGTATGGATGAGGCCACTACATGGAGTGGCAACGGAGTAAATCATGGTGGAATTTCCGGACAGGCTGATTTTTATAAAATCGCTATCCCGATGGTTCGTAGAACCTTCCCTGAATTGATTGCTCATGATCTTGTAGGTGTTCAGCCGTTGAATGCTCCTGTTGGTCTTGCTTTTGCACTTCGCTATAAGTCTGATCAAGCCGGTGCAACTCCTGGTGGATACTCTGTTGGCGATGAGATCGGATATAATAAGGTTGATCCTACTTATTCCGGTTCGTCAGCATCTTCTACTGGTGCTCCTTCCGCTATGGTAAGAGCTGATGGTGAAGAACTTGGCTCAAAGGCTGGTAGTGGTGTAGGTTCTGATATCGGTCTTGGTATCGGTGCTGGAAACCATATCAGAGAACTTAGCATGACCATTGAAAAAGCACAGGTTGAAGCAAAAACCCGTAAGTTGAGAAGCCGTTGGTCACTTGAAATCGCACAGGATTTGAAGTACATGCATGGTTTGAACATTGAAGAGGAAATGCTTGATGTTCTTTCTTATGAAATCACTGCTGAGATTGACCGTGAGCTTATCCAGGTTATGAGAAATGTTGCTGATAACAATACTGATTCTGCAACTCTTGTTTATACAGATCTTGATGGTCGTTGGGAAGCTGAGAAATACCGCAACCTTTACAACTACATGATCCGTAAAGCAAATCAGATCGCTGTGTCTACCAGACGTGGTGCTGCTAACTTCTGTGTTGGTAGCCCGACTATGGTTGCGGCTCTTGAAGCTTTGTCTTCATTCACCATTGCCCCAATCAACAGCGACGTATCAACTCGTCAGCACGGTGTTTCCAAGGTTGGTAGCCTTGATGGACGTATGATGGTATATCGTGATACATTCTCTTACTCAGATGAACTTCTCCTTGGTCTCAAGGGTGCTTCTGCGTATGATACTGGTATCGTATATCTTCCTTACATCCAGTTGCTTGTAAGTAAAGCTACCTACGAGGATTCGTTTAATCCGACTGTTGGTTTGATGAGTCGTTATGCGATACATCACCACATGTTCGGCGCTGAAAATTATTACCTTAAAATCAGCGTTTCCAACATGAACGAGAAATCAGCGGCCTAATAAAATAGGATAGCATAAAAACAAAAGGGGGCTTACAAGCCCCCTTTTTTATTGTATAATAAATAGTAGTGAGGACTAAGGAGTCATGACCTTAGATGGGGAGTGCCTATTTCACTCCCCTTACCTCTTAATTACCCAAATACGGGGGATATATTATGAAAAAATCAACAGAACAGTTCATCAAAGACTCTATAAGAACCCACAAAGATAAATATGATTACTCTTTGGTGGTATATGATAATGCAAAAACCAAAGTTAAAATTATCTGTCCTATTCATGGGACATTTGAACAGATACCTAACAATCATATTAGAGGAGCTGGATGCAAAAAATGTGCGGTACATACACAGTCGAATAACCAGAGATTAACCCTTCCTCAGTTTATTACCAGATCACACGAAGTACACTCCAACAGATATGATTACTCTTTGGTTGAATATACAAATATAGACACCAAAGTTAAAATTATCTGTCCTATTCATGGGACATTTGAACAGATACCATATATCCACTTAAAAGGGCATGGATGTTATTCGTGCAGAGCAGGAAAGATATCACATACAAAAACAAAATCAAAAGAGAAATTTATAATAGATGCTACAAGAATTCATGGCGATAGATATGATTATTCTTTGGTTGAATATAAAGGATCTGATACAAAAATTGATATCATATGTCCTGTTCATGGGACATTTGAGCAATTACCAAGTAATCATTTGCGGTTTAACAACTGCCCAAAATGCTCAAATGTTGGTGTCTCACTTCAAGAACAAGAATTACAAGAATGGGTCTCCCAGTATATTGAAATAGAAACAAATAACAGATCACTTATATACCCCTATGAGTTGGACATAATCATACCTTCAAAGAAGATCGCTATTGAATATAATGGTTTATACTGGCATAGTGAGTCTGCTGGCAAAGATCAAAAGTATCATTTGAATAAATATAACTTGTGTAAAGAGAAAGGGTATAGACTTATTCAGATATGGGAAAATGAATGGTTGCTTAAAAAAGATATAGTTAAGTCAATATTATCATCGATTATTGGAATATATGAAAGGAAAATTCATGGCAGAAAATGTGAAATAAGAGATGTATCATCACGAGACGCAAGAATCTTTTATGATTCCAGTCATATTCAAGGATTTAAAGGCGGCAAACATAAAGGATTATATTATAACAATGAACTTGTATCATTGATGACAATCGATAATACAAATGAATTACAAAGATTTGCTAACAAGACAAACACACAAGTATACGGAGCATTTAGCAAATTGTTGAAATCGTTTGAAATAAATGGAGATCTTACGACATTTAGCGATTTACGATATTTTACTGGTGATGTATATAGAAACAATGGATTTGAACAAGTATATACCACCAAACCAAATTTTTATTATTTTAAAGGGCATGATCTACAATTACACAGTCGTATATCATTTCAGAAATATAAACTGCAACAAAAACTTGAATCATATGATCCAGATCTAACCGCTTATCAGAACATGCTTAATAACGACTATCATAGGATATGGGATTGCGGTAATATGAAGTTTGTTATGGTAGTATAAAATAGGGCAAAGACCAACATCCCCCTCTTACCCATATTGTCTGTCCTTTTGTTCCTACAGGATGGGGTGTGGCATTTATCGATCCTCTAACGGCAATAAAACTATATCCATCTGGTGATGTAATTGTTTTATTGCCGTTTTCGTCCTCAGAAACAATTTCTGATTCTTTCGGAAATGATTGCTTTGTCATTATACCTTCCTTTGGTTATGGCAGGATATCAAATATATAGTCCGGCTCCAGTCCAAAAAAGTCCTCCAGTACCATTACCGGATCTTCACCGTTCATAATCTCCCCACGAGCTTCGCTTATCAATTCATCAGCCTCTTTTGAGGTAAGTTCATCTCGCTGCATGATTACTTGTTTCAGATTCATTGCATATCTCCTTAGATTATAGGTTTCTTTTTGTGGTTGAATAAATACACTATACCTCGCTTTGCATGAAAAGTCAAGAGTTTTTATTTGCTCTTTATATAAATACCTGCCAGATAGGAGTTTTTATATGACAGAGAATAAATTTAAGAAAGATGTAGCCGATCCTAATGTGAATGTTAATAAACTAAATGAGATATTTGAAGTTGATACCACCACTGGAGAAATGATACCCATTAATGACGCACAAAGAGAGGTGCAGTTAATGAGAGACACTATCAAAGAGATAGAAAAAGATATTCCTGATATCGATGGTATTATATTATCCAATATTGAACGAGCAAATAGATTTCTTGATAAGATAGAAGAACAGGTTATGAAGGGGAATATGTCAGCATCCATGCTAGAAGCTTGTTCTTCTCTTATGAATGCTGTCACATCTGCCGCCACCAGTATAACCGGTATATCATACAATAATGATGTTCTTGATATCAGACGTGAAGAGCTTCGGATACGAGAGAAGAAGATTACACTTGAAAGTATTGTGAAGCCCGGTACCGGTGGTGATGTGCATATCACCAATAACCATCTGACGATGACAAGAGAACAAATGCTTGAGGAGTTACGAGGCGTTAAGAAATGAGTATCGCGTATAGTGATTATGTAAAGAGACCGGGACAAGAATATAACTATACGGTAGAAGAAGCAAGAGAATTATTGAAATGCAGTGAGGATTTCTATTATTTCTTAAAATATGTCCATATCATTCACCCTGATGATGGGCGGATTCCTTTTGAGCCATATCAATACCAATTAGATATCTTTGATTTAATATTAAATAATCGTTTCTTAGTTGCAATGGTTTCGCGTCAGTCAGGAAAGTGTTTATGCTCTGATACTGTTATTAAGATTAGAAATAAGAAAACTAAAAATATATATGAGATAGAAATTGGCAAATTTTACGAAGAAATGAGTAAAAAATAAACCTTTCCCACTTTGTCGTTTTTTTATTCCAATAACATATCTTTTTTGTATAAGTAATAATACAAGGAGATCAAAAAATGGAAAAATGTAAAATTTGTAATAAAGAGTTCAAGAATATGGCCTCATTAAGATCGCATATCAACAGAGATCATAATATACCTATTAAAGTTTATAAAAAGATGTTTAATATAATAGAAGAGAGACTATGTATATATTGCAGATGTGATATCTCGCACAAAAATCATAGAGCTAAATATTGTGATTCGATAGAATGTAAGAAAAAAATCAATAAGGACACAAATCATAAAGCATGGTGTAGAAAAACACAGGACAGCTTTAACGATAAACAAGAGATAATTGATTTTGTTATATGTAAAGTATGCGGGTTCAAGTCATCAAATATACATAGACATATAACAATGAATCATAATATATCCCTTGATGATTACAAAGAAAGATTTGGTTGTGATGATTGTTCTATATATTCAATGGCTTATAGAGAAAATTTGTCTAACAAAAACAAAGGCGAGAATAATAGGGCATATGGTCATAAAGGACGATATTCCCCTTTTAGTAAGAACTTCATTAAATATGATGGGTTAGGTGATGAAGAAAAGGAAAGAGTGATTCGGGAAGTATTGGATAAAAAGAATGATACTTACAAAACAAGTAATAACAATCCGCTTACTGTAAGGCATTGGACTAAAAGAGGCTATTCGGAAGAAGAAGCGAGACAAATCATATCTGGCAGACAATCAACATTTTCTCTTGAGAAATGTATTATTAATCATGGTGAGGAAAAAGGCCGACAAGTATGGAAAGAAAGACAGGACAAATGGTTGTCAAATTATAAAAAGCAGAATTTTTCAAAAATATCACAGGAACTGTTTTGGGATATTTACAATAAAATATATAAAAATTTCAATAATATATATTTTGCAACACTTGATAGCAAAGGCGAACTAAGCGAAAATGGCAAAAATTATGAATATAAGATTGATATAGGTGACTCTTTTTGCAAAACAGACTTCTTTATTAAGGATATAAATAAGATAATTGAATTCGATGGCGATTACTGGCATGGCGAAGCAAGAGGTAATCAACAAAGAAACAGAGAAAGAGATTTGTTGTTGGAGCAATCAGGATATCATGTGTTGCATATTATGGAAAGAGATTATAAGAACGATTGTGATAAAGTATTAAAGGAATGTTTAGAGTTTATATATGGCTGAATTTATAGATGAGTTACATACTGATGAATGGGAGGTAGAGACACCCAATGGATGGATGTCATTCGATGGCATTGGAAAAACCATTCAATATCAAGTATATGAAATCCGTTTTGATAACGGTTCTGTTGTTAAATGCGCGGATAAACATATCTTTATGCTCGATGATAGAGAAGTATTTTGCAAGGATTTAAAGATAGATGATGATATAAGCTGTAAGACTGGATATACAAAAGTAAAAGATATCATTATCCATGATAAATCAGATAACATGTACGATCTTTTGAATGTTGATGGTTCTGTGTATTATACAAATGATATTGTGTCTCATAATTCTACACTGGTTGCGGTATATCTTGTCTGGTATTCGATATTCAACAAAGATAAAAACGTCGGAGTTGTATCAAACAAAGAAGAGTCAGCTATTGACATTGTTGATAGATGTAAGCTGATATATGAAGAGCTTCCTGAGTTTCTGAAACCCGGAATAACTGAATATAACAAAAAAACTATCGTATTTGAGAACGGAACCACAATAAAAGGTGCTGCTACTTCAAAAAACTCATTTCGTGGTAGAACGATGAATGTAATTTTTGCAGATGAGCTTGCGTTCGTAGAACCTGCATGGCTGGCTGATGCGTTCTGGATGTCTAACTATCCTACCATTTCAAAATCAAGAGAAAGTAAGTTTATCATAGTCAGCACTCCGAATGGTCTGGGTAACCTTTTCCATTCAATATTTACAAAAGCAGAAAAAGGCATCAATGCATTTAAGTTTTATAAAGCTGACTGGAGATGTGTTCCTGAACGAGACGATAAATGGGCCGCTCAGGAAAGATCCAATATGGGGAAACTCCGATTTAATCAAGAGTACGGGTGCCATTTTTTGGGTTCCGCTAATACTGTTATTGATGAGGATGTGCTAAAGAAGCTACTTGATCAACCAGATCCTGATATCATCGTAACAAACGAGAAAGGTAATTTTAGAGTATATGAGAAGCCAATACAAGGGGCAACATATATAATCGGCTGTGATTGTGCAAAAGGAACAGGCGAACACTTCTCTACAATGCAGGTATGTAGATTGGTATCAGTAAAACCTGTTAAAGTAAAACAAGTTGCTGTATTTGAAGATAATTATACCGATACATATGATTTTGCGGCATTGATTGATAAGACATCAAAACATTATAACGATGCTTATTTGATGGTAGAAAATAATGGTGAAGGTTCTGCTGTAATATCAGAATTATGGTGGACCCATGAAAATGAAGGTCTGGTATGCACAGGAACAAAAACAGTCAATCTCGGTATTAGAGCTACCACAAAAACAAAACCTCGTGCTGTGATCCTCATGAAGAAACTTATTGAAGATGGTAGTTTGGAAATAATTGATCCTCCAACTATCAACCAGTTACTTACTTTTGTGGAGCGTGGGCAAAATAAGTTCTCCGGAAACGGCAATCCAGATGACTTGGTATCCGCTTTGTATTGGACACCATGGATTTTTGAAATGGATATTCTTGAGGAATCAATGGAGTTTGTAAAGAAGAGTGAAAATAATGAGGAATTCTGGGGGGAGATAATCAGCAATGATGATCTGGATTCTGATACTGAAGGGTATGAAATAATCCAACGATGGTAATTTTTCATAAATATCATAGAGGTATATTATTATGGGTCAGACTAGAGCACAATTAAGAGAAGAAATTAAGCGCAATCTCGGGCATCCTTTTGTCAAAGTTGAGCTTTGTGATACACATATAGATGATGCTATCAACAGAGCCAGAGATATGTGGATCACTTGGGCGGTGGGTAATGCTACACAAGAAGTATGGTTTACATTGATGCTACGAGAAGGCCAATGGATATATGATCTACCTACCGGTGTAACTGATATAGTTCGTTATAAAGACTATCAGGGTCATAGTGGCGGTTCCAATCATACCTATGACAGGAATGGGGGACCACAAACATTATTTTCTCTTGATAACGCAATGTATATGAGTGGTTTTCTTAATGCAAATATGGGAATGGGTGGTTTTGATCTGATAGGATGGGAGACAGCACGAAATTATCTAAAAATATTGGAACGATACGAGCATAACGAATATAATTATATTTACCATAAATATACAAACCAACTGGAGCTTCGTCCTAATGTTCCCTTTACTGGAAAAACATTAACCCTTACAACTGATGATACGGGTGATTGGAGAGTATATGACAATATAACAGCACCACCTACAGGAACAACAACATTCAATTCACCAGGATTTGTTTTGTTAAGAGCATATATGATAGAAGGGTCTTCACTTCCCTCATATACTCCACCCGTGACCGGTGTTACAGTAAATTCAATATTCAATATTAACAATAACTACAGTGATTATTTGTTTAGTGAGATATGGATTAAAGAATATGTAACAGCTTTATGTAAAATTACACTGGGTATGATTAGACGAAAATTCGCTAGTTTTGCTTCTTTGGGAAATCAGGGTATTGCTCTTGATGGTAGTGAGCTTATTCAGGAAGGAACAGAGGAAAAGAATAGGCTGGAAGAAGATTTGGATAAAAAATATTCATTTGAAGGATATGATATTTCTATTGGATAACAAAGGATAAATTAATGGATTGTAACTCTATACCACCAACAGCAAGCGCAAACGCTCCTTCCGGATGCGTAGAACAGGCATGTATTTATCCTGTTCTTGATTGTCATAATGTTCCTGTATGGGATTTGTATGATA